CCTACTGGTTTAACTGGAGCAACTGGTGTAGCTGGAAATACAGGTGTAACCGGAGCAACCGGTGCTACTGGAGTTGACGGAGCAACAGGTGCAGTTGGTGCAACAGGTCTAACTGGTCTAACTGGCGCTACAGGCGCAAACGGCGCTACTGGTTTAACAGGGTTAACCGGTGCAACAGGCGCTACTGGCTTAACTGGTGCAACTGGTGCAACAGGTTTAACTGGCGCAACAGGGCCTACCGGAGACACAGGAACACGCGGAGTTTTCTCAACTGCTGAAGATACACCTCCGACTGGAGCAGTACAAGGTGATGTTTGGTTTGATCCGGCAAGTGGAATCATGTTTGTGTACTACGACAACTTCTGGCTTGAGGCTACAAGTCGCTCTATTAGTAACGCAAATGAGGCAGGAACAGTTAACGTTGTGTCGGTTCCGGCTCACGAGTACGGGGTCTCTGGAAACTTAACTGGTGATGTTGCTTCAGATGCAAGCTATTTCTACTTCTGCGCGGCTAACTACGTAGATAACTCTACAAAGATCTGGTATCGCATCGGCTGGACTGCCGGTTCCTGGTAATCCTTTCTTATAATACCTTAAGTCATCTTCTTTCCTAAAGGATAAAATATCTTTCGGGAACCTCTCTGTTCCCAACACTCGAGTGAAATGAGAAAGCAAATATGGCCATTGACTTTCCTAATGCACCGTCCTTAAATCAGACGTTTACATCAGGTTCGACAACTTGGCGCTGGAACGGTACTGTTTGGTTGGTAGTTCGTGACTTTGCACCTACAGGTGCAACAGGCGCGACCGGCCCGACTGGTGCACAAGGTAATACAGGGGCAACCGGTCTAACCGGCGCTACTGGTCTTACCGGTGTAACTGGTGCAAACGGTGAAACAGGCGCTAATGGAGAAACAGGCGCTACAGGCGCTAATGGATTAACAGGTTTAACAGGCGCAACCGGCCTAACCGGTATGACAGGTGCAGTTGGCGAAACTGGCGCAACAGGCCTTACAGGCTTAACTGGTGCAACAGGCCTAACCGGTATGACTGGTGCACAAGGTGAAACTGGTTTAACTGGTGCAACTGGCTTAACAGGAGCAACTGGCTTAACTGGTGTAACTGGCGCACAAGGTGAAACTGGTTTAACTGGCGCTACCGGCGCAACAGGCTTAACTGGTGCAACAGGATTAACAGGAGCTACTGGTTTAACGGGTGCAACTGGTGTAACTGGCGCACAAGGTAACACTGGTGCTCAGGGTAACTTCGGTGGTATCACCTTAGATTACACATTTGACACCAACACTACACTTTCTGATCCAGGATCTGGAAAGCTTAAGTTTAACAACGCTGATCTAACAGCTGCATCAACATTGTCTATCGATGACCTCGATGACGCTTCTGCAGACGTTCAGGCAATGCTTCGCACAATTGATGATTCAACATCAACAATCAAGGGCCACTTCCGTATTTCCCTAAAGGAAGATTCTAATACATTCGCGTTGTTCACAATCAGCGGTGTTACAGAAGAAACTGGCTACTTCCAGGTATCATCTTCATACGTCTCAGGTTCAGTAACATCATTCAGCAACTCTGCTGATGTTATCATTACCTTTGCACGTACAGGTGATGCTGGTGCTCAAGGTAACACTGGTGCTACTGGTCTAACCGGTGCAACAGGCGCTACTGGCTTAACTGGTATGACAGGCGCGCAAGGCGAAACTGGCGCAACAGGCCTTACAGGCTTAACTGGTATGACAGGCGCACAAGGTAACACTGGTGCTACTGGCTTAACTGGTATGACTGGTGCACAAGGTGAAACAGGTTTAACAGGTGCGACTGGTCTAACGGGTGCAACTGGCTTAACTGGTGTAACTGGTGCACAAGGTGAAACTGGTCTTACTGGTCTTACTGGTGCAACAGGAGCAACTGGCTTAACTGGTGTAACTGGCGCACAAGGTGAAACTGGTTTAACTGGCGCTACCGGCGCAACAGGCTTAACTGGTTTAACTGGTGCTACTGGTCTTACTGGTGTAACTGGTGCTCAAGGTACGTTCTCAACTGTAGACTCAACACCTCCAGCTTCTCCTCAAACAGGCGATGCTTGGTTTGACTCTGCGTCCGGTCTAGTATTTGTATACTTTGACGGATTCTGGGTTGAAGCCGTGGGCGGAAACATCGGACCTACTGGCAACACAGGAGCTCAAGGTAACACCGGCGTAACTGGTGCACAGGGTAACTTCGGTGGAGCAACGTTCAAGTATGCGTTCGATACAGACACCGCAGATTCAGATCCAGGTGCAGGTGACTTCAAGTTTAACAACGCGACGTTATCATCAGCAACATTGATGTACATCAATAAGGCAGACTCAGATGCAGTAGATATCTCAGGCTTCCTAACAACTATTGATGATTCAACAAGCCCAATCAAGGGTCACATAAAGGTAACAAATATCGCTAACTCGAACGACTTTGCGTTGTTTACAATTACAAACAACAGCATTTCGAGCGGCGACTACTACAAGGTAGCTGTTTCCTATGTATCAGGCACAACATCGTTCTCAAATGCCGAGTCAACAACCATTACGTTTGCACGTACTGGTGACGCTGGCGCGGCTGGTGCGACAGGCGCAACTGGCCTTACAGGTGCAACCGGCTTAACTGGTGCAACCGGCTTGACTGGTGCAACAGGCCTTACAGGTGCAACAGGTGCTACAGGATCAAACGCAGTTTTGACCCTAACACTTAACGCGCAGACAGGCACAAGCTACACACTAGCAACCTCAGACGTTAACAAGCTCGTTGAGCTTAGCAACGCATCTGCGATTACGTTGACTATCCCAACAAACGCGGCAGTTGCCGGGTTCGTAGTTGGTGACCAGATCAACCTATTGCAGACAGGCGCTGGACAGGTAACTGTCGGCGGTGCGAGCGTAACACTTAACGGAACTCCAGGCACTAAGCTTCGCGCTCAGTGGTCTTCAGCAACGTTAATCAAGCGCGCGACCGATACATGGGTAATCGTCGGAGACCTCTCCGCATAACCCCTTCTTAAAGGAAACTGCCCGTTCTTCTTCGGAAGAGCGGGCAGTTTTTTATGCTCGTTTTTAAGATAAAACTCGAGACTTATAGTATAGTATGCCCATACCTTTGTAGCAGTGAGAGAGTCAGATGCCTATTGATTTTCCTAACAGTCCCAGCGTAAATGACACATTTACGTCGGGCTCAACCACATGGAAGTGGGATGGCTCCGTATGGAAGGTTATCCGTGACTTTGCGCCGACCGGTGCGACGGGACCAACCGGAGCAACTGGTTTAACGGGTGCGACAGGATTAACAGGCGTTGCAGGCATCAACTGGAGAGCCGCCTTTGATTTTGTCGAGTACAACGTCCGTGACGTAGTTCAATACAACGGTAGTACATATTTTTGCAATACGTTTATAGCAAGCGGAGATGTTGCCTCACATATCCCGGGTGCATCTGCCCGGTGGGATCTACTCTCTGCTAAAGGAAACAACGGAGCTACAGGCTTAACTGGTTTAACAGGTGCAACGGGCTCTACAGGTTTAACAGGGTTAACTGGTAGCACAGGAGCAACAGGCTTAACTGGTTTAACAGGTGCAACCGGTTTAACGGGTGCAACGGGCCCTAGCGGTGTCGTCGGTGTAACCGGTGCGATTAACTACGACACAGGCACAGGAATTCTTTCTCTTGACGAGGGAACCGCTGGAGGCTTAGCAACACTTAACGTTTCAGGTGTAGTTCCTGACGAGCAGTTACCTGGAGACATCGTTCGTTCAGACGGTCTTTCAACTTCACTTGGCGATTACATCCTTCTTACACAAAAGGGCGCAAACTCAGGAGTCGCAGAGCTTGACATTTCAGGCAAGGTCCCTACTTCTCAGTTGCCCGCTAGCTATGGTTTAACGGGCGCTACTGGATTAACAGGTGCAACAGGATTAACAGGCGCTACTGGATTAACAGGAGCAACTGGACTAACAGGCGCTACCGGAGCGAGCATCACAGGAGCAGTTGGTGAGACAGGTCTAACAGGAGCAACTGGTTTAACGGGTCTTACCGGTGCAACAGGTGCTACCGGCCTAACTGGTGCGACTGGCTTAACCGGTATGACAGGTATGACAGGTGCTCAGGGTAACACCGGCGCACAGGGAAGCTTTGGCGGCATAACGCTCGACTACGCCTACAGCACTACGACTACAAATGCAGATCCTGGCACAGGCGCAGTTAGATTTAACAACGCAACGCTTGCGTCGGCAAATGCCATGTACATCGACTCACTTGACGATGCATCCATCGACATGTCGTCGTTCCTTAACACCATTGACGACTCTACGAGCACTATCAAGGGTCACTTTAAGATCTCTAAGAAGTCCGACGCAAGCATCTTTGCGTTGTATACTATTAGCTCGCTAACCGACAACACAGGTTGGTTCACCGTCTCTTGCGCGTATGTCTCAGGCGCTGGAACACTGGCAAACAGTGAAGACGTTCTTATTACGTTTGCGCGAACAGGAGACGTCGGAGCTCAAGGTAACACGGGCCTTACAGGTTTAACTGGTGCTACTGGATTAACTGGTGCGACTGGTTTAACTGGTATGACAGGCGCAACAGGTTTAACTGGTATGACTGGCTCTACCGGCTTAACGGGCGCAACAGGTGCAGTTGGTGAAACTGGTGCTACCGGCTTAACCGGTATGACTGGCGCAGTTGGTGAAACTGGTGCAGTTGGAAATACCGGCGCTACTGGATTAACGGGGCTTACCGGAGTAACGGGAGCGGTTGGAAATACTGGCGCGACTGGAGTTGCTGGCTCTACAGGGGCAACTGGTTTAACAGGTCTTACCGGTGCAACTGGTTTAACCGGTATGACGGGCGCAACTGGCCCGACAGGCTCTAACGCAACTGTTACAATTAACCCAGTGTTTATGATTGGTGGAGTATAAAAAATGGCTGAAGTATACAAAATTCTAGGGCAGGTTGCCACTACTGATACTACAGAAGAGGTTCTTTACACCTCTCCTGTCAGTACTCAGACACTTGTTACTAACATTACTGTTGTTAATAGAGCTAATACCGCTCAAACTTTTGATGTAAATGTTTATAATACTGCAAAAACAAATGAAGATGTCTTTGTAGCTTTAGCAAGTAACTACCCTGGAAAAACTACCGCTGCTTCATCTACTGACGGAATAACTTGGACTGTAAGAACCCTGCCAGTAAGCGCTTACTGGGACTCGGTAACTTATGGCAATAATACCTTTGTTGCTTTAGGAGGTTTTACGACTGCAGCAGCTACATCAACAGATGGCGTAACGTGGACAGCAAGAACTTTGCCATCAGACGCTGCCTGGTTTACAATATCTTATGGTAGTGGAGTTTTTGCAGCAGTGGCGACTGGATACGTTGGCTCAACCGCAGCAGCCTCTTCAACTGATGGAATTACTTGGACAACAAGAACTATGCCTTCAAATAGTAAATGGCGCTCAACAATCTACGGTAATGCAGTGTTTGTTGCAGTTGCAGGCTACACACCAAGCACAAACGCTGCATCTTCAACAGACGGCATAACCTGGACTGCAAGAACAATGCCAGTAAGCGCTCGCTGGATGTCAGTAGCCTATGGAAACGGAGTATTTGCAGCAGTTAGCCGAAGTTCAACCTCTGCAGCCACCTCAACAGATGGAATTACCTGGACAACAAGAACTTTACCAGTAAGCGCCGATTGGCGCTCCGTAACCTATGGTAGTAATATTTTTGTTGCTTTAGTGTACGGCTCAACTACAGCAGCCACCTCAACAGATGGAATTACCTGGACAACAAGAACTTTGCCGTCAAGCGCTAGTTGGATATCAGTAGCCTATGGTAACGGCACATTTGTTGCAGTAGCTACTGGGTACCCTGGCTCAACAACTGCAGCAACCTCAATAGATGGCACTACTTGGACACTGCGTACATTGCCTGTAGAATCTCCCTGGAAATCTGCAGCCTTTGGAACTACATCCAATACTTACACTTCTCCATCACTAAACAACCTCTATAAAACCGCAACTATACAGGCTAATGCCTCTGAAATCTTAGAACCAGGTATTGTTTTAGGCGCCCAAAATGCTATAGTTGTTAAAGGAACTGCTAATACAACCTTCTCAGTATATGGAGTGGAACTAACATGACAACTAACTATAAAATTCTAGGACAGACTGCCCCTGCTGTAGGCGGTGAATTACTTAACTACACAGTTCCCGCTGCTACCTCTACATTAGTGCGCTCAATTAACGTAACTAATACCTCTGCAACTGCAGATACTTACAGTCTTGCTATTGCACCAAAAAACTTGTTTGTAGGAATTGTTGATTATTCAACCACAGCAACATACTCTACCGATGGTATTACTTGGACATCAACAACTTTGCCAGTCGCGTCTACTTCTGTAGGGCGCGTTTCGTATGGAAATGGTGTATTTGTTGCAATCCAGCCTGATTCAACAACAGCATTCTATTCTACTAATGGAATATCTTGGAATACAACAACCATGATATCAGATGGACAGTTTGGAAATTGGCGTGGTTTAGCTTTTGGTAACGGTACTTTTGTTGCTACTGCTCAAAACACATCAGTTTCAGCTACTTCTACTAATGGTATTACTTGGACTCAAAGAAGTATGCCATCAAGTAGTAATTGGAATGCATTGGCCTATGGAAACAATACGTTTGTTGTATTAACATCATTTTCTACTACAGCCGCCTCGTCTACAGACGGCATTACTTGGACATCAACAACTTTGCCAGTGTCTGTTAATTTTAAAACCGTAGTTTTTGGAAAAGGTATATTTGTTGCAGTAGCAGGTGAATCAACCACATCCGTATCTTCAACAGATGGAATTACTTGGACTGTAAGAACTCTGCCGTCTGCACCTGATTGGGTTGGGTTGGCTTATGGAAATGGTGTATTTGTTGCAACAGGAGCTTATTTTGGTTCTTCTAACGCATCGATATATTCTACTGATGGAATAACTTGGACAGCAACAACTATGCCAAATACAGCCGCTTGGGAATCGGTAGCGTATGGAAGTAATGTTTTCGTTGCAGTGGGGTTTGGCTATGGGGGAGGTAAAGCAAGCTCAACTAACGGAATTACTTGGACTATCAGAACAATTCCAGAAATAAAAAGAATAGGATATAGCAATACAGAATCATCTAACTTTATTGCTTATAACAATTCTATTCCTGGAAATTCAACGGTAACTATAAAAGCAGGATACACGTTGCCAGCATCTGGCGGTATCAGAGTAACATCTACTAACGGTACCTCTACATTTTCAACATTCGGAGCGGAGATTTCATAATGAGTAAACTTGTCTACAGAGGAGGAAGCGGCACGTCTACTGTGCAGTCCATCACCCTTGCAGCTGGTACTACGACAATTCCTTTTAGTAGCTATGGCACTATTCTCGTAACACCAAACGCTACTGCCTCCTATACGGCAACAACAACAGCGGCAACTGCGGGGGATAAAGCAACACTACTTATTGTTACTAGCGGTACATCCTCATACACGATTACATTTAGCACTGGTTTTAAGCCAAATGGTACTTTGGCTACTGGTACAGTAACCGCAAAGACATTTGCCCTCACATACGTTTTTGATGGCACTAATTGGCTAGAATTAAGCCGCACTACCGCACTATAAACAAGGAGAAATAAAATGACAGCACGTTATGAACTAGATGCAGATAATGCGGTAAAGGTGTTTTACCCAGATTCTGATGTCGCATCCCTATATCAACCTAACTGGCCTAACGGTGATGCTTGGGCAGATGCAGCAGAGGCTTCTGCGTGGGCTGTTCTCTACCTTGCATCTATCAATGACGAAGATGCCCCATATGCGCCTGGTGCACGTGGTGAGGCTGGTCGCGCAAAGCCAACTGCCGAGCAAAAGGCGGCTATTGCCACTGCGCGCGCTGCGATTGAGGCTGCAACAACACCCGAGGAGCGCCAGACAGCCCAGGCTGCTCTACAGGCAATCTACGAGGCAATGAACTAAACCTTAACGTATAAAGGCCGTCTAGTAAAAACTAGGCGGCTTTTTACTTTTGTATGTTACTATTTGCCTATGACTACACATGACGAAAAGAAATTCTTTTTTATGGCAGGGCTTCCACGCTCGGGAGGCACGCTGCTATCTTCTATTCTTAATCAAAATCCAGATATATACGTCTCACCGCAGTCGACTCTTCCTAACACCCTAGGCGCCGCGTACAACCAGTATCAAAGTAAAGAGAATAAAGACGCTAATCAATTTGATCATATCTACGCTGTTATGGAAACAATCATTCCAACATTCTACAGTGTCCGCCCGGAGAAGTACATCGTCGATAAGAACTTCTCCTGGCTAGACGGGCACCCGTACGTAATTCTAGAAAACCACCTTAAAAATGATATTAGGGTTATATGTCCAGTGCGTGATGTTTTAGGTATACTTGCGTCATGGAATAGACTATGTGAAAATGACCCTAATAACGAATACGACAAGACTATATATAAAAAATATAGAGACAAAAGCTTGATGGCTGACAAAAGAGCCCGTTACTTCATGGAGCTTGGTGACGAAGAAAATGGAATTCTAAAGGGAATTGAAAATCTTAAACGAGTGCTATATCCTGAGTTCAAGGATAATATTCTACTAGTAGACTATGACGACCTTACTAAGGACACGGAAAGTACTATAGGCAAGGTGTACGATTTCCTTGAGATTCCTAACTACACCCATGCGTATAAGTCACTATCTACACCTCATAAGTATGAAGATACTTGGGGAGTTAAGGATCACCATAAGGTGAAGTCGACTATCAAGCGTGAAGAATACGACTACAGTAAGATATTTTCGCCTGCAACAATTAAGCAATACTCGGGACTAGAGTTTTGGAGAAACACATGATCATTCAAATTATTGGACTACCAGGTTCAGGTAAGACCACACTAGCCAAGGCATTGATGGAGCACACAGACGCCATTCATCTTAACGCTGACGAGGTACGCGCTGATCTCAATAAAGATCTAGGTTTTACTCCTGAGGATCGCATCGAGCAGTCTCGCCGTATGGGAGCTCTAGCTCGTTTGTTAGACGCGCAAGGGCGTTTAGTTATCGTTGATTTCGTATGCCCTACGTTTGAAACGCGTAAGGTATTTGGTAAGCCAGACTACCTCGTGTGGGTAGACCGTATTGAGGAAGGCCGCTTTGCTGACACCAACAAGATGTGGGAAGACCCGCTCGAGTACAGTGTTCGCGTTGAGGCAGGGTGCACGGTAGAGGAAGAAGTTCAAATTGTCCTCACCGCGGCCGGGTTACATGACTGGAAGAAGCCGACAACTCTAATGCTTGGGCGCTATCAACCGTGGCATGAGGGCCATCACGCTCTCTACAATGAAGCCGGTAAACGAACACCGCAGGTTCTTCTAGGAGTGCGCAACACACAAGGAACGAGCGAGAAGGATCCGCTGTCGTTTGATCAGGTAAATTTTTATATCGACAAGGATCCAGCAATGAAGGACGCGATGGTTGTTCGATTCCCTAACATCACTAACATCGTCTACGGCAGAGATGTTGGATACAAAATCGAACAGGTTGAACTTGCTCCAGAGGTGCAGGCTATCTCTGCTACACAGAAACGAAAAGAGATGGGGATATGAGTAAACTTTCTTATGTATGGAAAATTGCTAAAGACCGTTGGTTAAGACCCTACGATGAGATTATTTTGCGATTTAATACCAAGGCTAGAGAAGGTAACCCCCTCATTTGGAGAGTTTTTGTTAATGGTATAGAGCATTTAGCCAGTGGCTTTGAGATACACGGCTACATCTACGATGTGCTCTCTTATGAGGGCGATGTAAAGAAGTACAACGTAGGTTGTAAGGGACGGGTTCGTTGGGAAGGTAGTAGAGCAGTAATCATCACAGCAAAAAAAGAACCTAACGTGTCCAATTGAAAGTAACAAAGGCTCGCTCATTTACTAAGTCCTTAAGTTATCGTATCTTTGGAACTCTCTCATCTTTCCTAGTAGCCTTTGCCATTACTGGAAAAGGAATTCTCTCTGCGCTCATTGCCTTTTGGGAGACTGTAGTAAAGGTCGGTATCTACTATTGGCATGAAAGAATTTGGAACAAGATCAGTTGGGGAAGAAAATAGTGGAACATTACGACGTACTAATAGCAACGCCTGGCGCAATGCTTGAGGCGCAATACGTAAAGAGTTTAGTTGAGACGCTAGCAGAGTGTGACAAACGCGGGATTACGTATAAGTGGCTTAATGCCTACGCCTCACTTGTTCATCATGCTCGCGAGCTAACCGCAAGTGGCGGTGAAGGTATGGAATTAGACCCAGACCATCGCGGTCCTATGGGAGATTCTGTAACATATAACAAGATGTTTTGGATTGACTCGGACATCGCCTGGGCTCCTGAACAATTTTTTAAGCTGTATGACTCGGAGTATGAGGTAGTTTCCGGGGCCTATATAGTCTCTGATGAGGTAACAACAACAGTTCATGCTTGGGGTAAACCAGGAGGAATCCCTATCCCAGAAATTATGAAGATGAAAGCGCCTCTTAAGGTTCAAAGCATCGGGTTTGGCTTTGTAACTATGAAATATGGTGTCTTTGAGCGTTTACCGCGCCCGTGGTTTAAACACTTTGACCAAACAGTTCCAACCGCTAGAGGTAATCAAGTTGTGGACTCTATCGGAGAAGACGTATCGTGGTGCATCAAAGCCTATCAAGCAGGTATTGAGATTTACTTTGACCCGTCTGTTTTAGTTAATCATATGAAGAAAAGAGCAATTACATGGCCAAAGAAATAAAAAAGAAGAGTGTCTATATCGCTACACCTATGTATGGAGCTATGTGTAGCGGTTACTTTGCTCGCAGCCTTACGGACCTTGTTATTAACCTTCTACAAAGTGGACACGAGGTCCACTTTCAAGATGTGTATAACTCAAGCCTTGTTACCGAGGCGCGAAATTTCTTAACAGAAGACTTCCTTCGCAAGGAGTATGACTACCTTCTATTTATTGACGCCGACCAGGGATTTAATCCACTGGGTGTGATTAAGATGATTGAAGAAGATGAAGACGTTATCTCCGGCGTAGTCCCGCTTAAGTTTCTAAACTGGGATGGTGTACTTAACGCCTCTCGTCAAGGGAAGATTGATCTATATAACTACACATCTGCCCATAATATTGTGCCTCTTAACGCAGATAACGTAGACCCTTCTCAGAAAATCGAGGTCGCGTCAGCTGGCACCGGGCTCATGCTTATCAGTCGTACAGTGTTTGAAAAGATGATGCCTACAACTGAAGTCTACGGATTTGGCGGAACACCTTGTCTTAACCTTAGCCAAGGCGATGAGATTTATAACTTCTGGTCACTTGAAACTATTGATGGTATTAGGTTTGGAGAAGATGTTAATTTCTGCCGTAAGTGGCGTGAACTTGGTGGAAAGATCTATACGACATTTTGGCCTCAGGCTACGCACGTTGGAACCTACGTCTATAAGTAGTAGTGTTCTGCATAAATAGACACTTTCTAGCGTTATTCTTGATAGGGTAATCACATGAAAGTTGCCGCATACGCCATCTCGTTAAACGAGGAAAAGCACGCTGCCCGCTGGGCTGAAACTACAAAGGACGCGGACTTCCGCCTTGTATGTGACACTGGATCCACAGACCGCACGGTTGAGATCCTACGTGAGCACGGAGTCATAGTTCACGAGATTAGCGTCAAGCCTTGGCGCTTTGACGTTGCACGTAACACCGCACAAAGTTTACTACCTGACGACATAGATGTATGCTTGTCTTTAGATATGGACGAGCTCATAGATGAAAACTTCTTTGAGGAAGTTAAGAAGCAGTGGGTTATTGGAGCTACAAAAGGTTGGTGTGAGTTTGACACCGGACACGTTTGGTGGGGTTGCCGCCTTCACTCGCGACACAAGATGTATTGGAAATATCCAATTCACGAGGTATTTGTTCCTTCGCTAGATACAGATAACATCAGCTGCCAAATTCACGGAGTTAAGATGTATCACAAGCCGGATAACTCTAAGTCACGCGGACAGTATCTGCCTATGCTTGTTGCCGCGTCAAAAGAGTTTGGAGAAGATCACCGCATCTGGGTCTATCTATGTCGTGAATACTACTTCTACAAGCAGTGGGAACTTGTCATCAGCGCGGCTGAAAAGGTTACAGAGTTTAGCAAAGACTGGTACATCGAGCGTGCAGCCGTATGTCGTTGGGCCGCGGAGGCTTCGCGCAACATAGGTAAGAAAGAAGAGGCGCACGTTTGGGCAGACAAGGCAATTGAAATTGATCCTTGCGGAGAAAATTACTACGAGAAGGTCCGCTGCTACTATGACTCTGGTGACTGGGGCGGAGTCTGGGAAACATGCAAGCTTGTCGCCGCGTGCGATAAGACGGATCACTATCTTTCATCCGAGGCGCTATGGCGTTGGCAGCTAGATGACATGCGCGGGCTATCCGCGCACTACCTAGGTGATAGAGATAAGGCTGTACAATATGGTGAGTTGGCGGTTGCAGGTAGTCCTGACGACGAACGCCTAAAGACAAACCTAAGGTTTTATAAAGCAGGAATCGAGGCACAACTAAATGGAACAGCCTGATGTATTTGTTGCAGTTCTTGTAAAGCAAAAAGAAGCCGTGCTTCCTCTATTTCTTGAATCACTTGAGGCTTGGGATTACCCTAAGGAAAAATTATTTCTCTACATCCGCACGAACAACAACACCGACAATACCGTGCAGATCTTAGACGACTGGATAGAGAAGAACGTTCATCTTTATAAAGGCTGCGTGTACGATAAGCAAAATGTCGGCGAGGCGGTAGAGCGTTTTAAGCAGCACGAGTGGAACGGCGAACGATTTAGGGTCCTTGCAAAAATTCGTCAACAAAGTTTTAACGAGTGCCTTGATACTGACTGCAAATACTACTTTGTGGTTGATGTTGATAACTTTATATTCCCGGAGACGCTCAACGAGCTTATTAAGTTAGACCTGCCTATCGTAGCTCCGTTTATTCGCTACGCGGTTGCGTTTGGCGATAATGTAGACGACGAGGAAACTGCAAAGGAACGCGAAGGACACCTTGGACAGTACTACGCTAACTACCATCACATCGTAGACGACTACGGCTCAATCGTCGCAAACGACGCCTACTACCAGGTGCTAGAGCAAAAGGTTAAGGGACTTATCGAGTGCATGTGCGTTCACTGCACGTATCTTATTAAGCGCGAACATCTTTCAGAGCTTTCGTATTTAGAGGATTCTGATCGCTGGGAGTACATGGTGTTCTCAAACTCCGCGCGCGATAAAAATATTAAACAGTATCTAGATAACAGAACTATCTACGGTATCCTTACGCTGTCAGAAAACGCAGGCGCATCGCGCTGGTGGTACGAGTATCTAAAGGATAAAGAAGATAGAGCTGTGGCGTATAAAGATCGCTGGCTACAGTAGCGGTTTTTCCTTCTTAGGCTTCTTTTTCTTTTCTTTATCGCGCTCGCTCTTTGCTAGCTTCTCTTCACGTTGAATATGATACGCGTCAACCGCGTTTGCGCTTGTGCGTGAGCGCCAGGTAAAGTCACAAGCCTCGCAT